GATGGCTAATTTCCTAATGAACTCCGGCTTCTCTGTAGGCATTTCCGATTTGATTGCCGATGAGGAGACAAAAACAAATATTGGCAAAGAGCTATCTGTCTTGAAAGGTCAGATTGAGGACATTGTCCTTCAAGTTCACACGGGTCTATTTGACAACTCATCGGGTCGCACAAATCAGGAAGAGTTTGAGTCCAAGGTTTTCGCAACCTTAAACAAAGTTATTGATAGGGCGGGTAAGGAGGGCAGAAATTCTCTGTCAGATGATAACCGCATGACAAACATGATTAAGGCCGGTTCTAAGGGTTCAAATACAAACGTAGCTCAGATGATTGCCGTACTAGGTCAGCAAAACATTGAGGGTAAGCGTATCCCATATGGCTTCCAAGATCGCACGCTACCACACTTCAAGCGATTTGATGACGGAGCAGCAGCACGGGGTTTTATTGAGTCTTCGTTCGTAAAGGGGTTGACCCCGCACGAGTTCTTCTTTCACGCTATGTCGGGCCGTGAGGGGCTTATCGACACTGCTGTTAAATCAGTAACAGGTGATACACCTATTGTTGTAATTGAAAATGGAAAAGCGAAACGCGTTAATATAGGTGATTGGATTGATACACAGCTTGCAGCACGAAGCTCTGAAGTGGAACATTTTGCGGAAAGACAGCTTGAGTTATTACAACTACAAAACACCGTCCATATCCCCACAGCTGACCAAGACGGCAACGTGACTTGGGGTGAAGTAACAGCAATTACCCGTCACGACCCAGGTGATCAACTGTATCAAATAAAAACTATCACAGGTAAATCGGTTATAGTTACGGAGTCAAAGTCACTTCTAATTTACAATTCTGAAACGAAAAAATTCAATAGAATGTCTACACCTGATGTTAAACCAGGTTTCTTTGTTCCTGTAACCTTAAAATTACCTACTCCCCCATCATCAGGAAAGCCATTACATTACCCTTCCTCATTACGTGATAAACTTATTGAAGCTATTCATTATGACAATATTAATATTATAGATTTATTGGATAATGTAAAGTTTGACCCGGAATTAAGTGATGAACTAAATATGTTGAACTCTTTAGTAGGAAAAACACCAGAGATATACAAAAACCTGAGTACGCAGAATGATGTTGTTCTGGACATGATTGTTGAAATCAATGTAATAGACGCAAAATTATATCCCAAAGTGTACGATTTAACTGTACCAAGCACATTAAACTTCGGCTTAGCAAACGGTCTACATGTGGTAGATACGGCAGATACCGGTTATATGCAAAGACAGCTTGTAAAGGCGATGGAGGATCTAACAATCCAACACGACGGCTCCGTTCGCGATGCTGTCGGCAACATTATTCAATTCGCCTACGGTGAAGACGGTATCAACTGTACAAAGATTGAGTCTCAACCCCTAAATCTTGGTGGGCTATCGGACGCCGATATTACAGCCCAGTTTACCGTAAAAGATACATCAGCTGAGCGTAACGCTGCTTACATAAAGTCAATAATTGAAGACAGGCATCTGCTTGTAGAACGTGTATATCAAAACAAACTAGATAAGCCCGATAAGCAGAATGTATATTATCCTGTTCATTTAGACCGTCTTGTACGCACAATGGCCTTACAGTTTGAGTTTACGGGCAAATCCCAATTAGCGACTGGCGACTATATATTGGACGCTCAAATGCGTATTATTGAAAAGACTCTTACGAAAAACCGCCTATGGCAAGCCCTTATCAGATACCATCTTGCCCCCAATAAACTTCAGAAACTTGGCTTCACGCCAGCAGCAGTAGATATACTTTCCGAACAGATCATTCTGAAAAATTGGAAGGCAATGGCAAACCCTGGTGAAATGGTCGGTATTATTGCCGCCCAAAGTATTGGTGAGCCGTCTACGCAGATGACGCTAAATACATTCCACTTAGCTGGCGTTGCTGCAAAGTCAAATATGACGCGTGGTGTACCTCGTCTTAAGGAGCTTCTGAAAGCAACAAAGAATCCGAAAGCTGTATCATTAACAGTGTATTTAAGAAAGGACATACGCTCTTCTAAAGCCGAGGCTCGTCGTGTTGCTCAGGAGCTGGAATTTACCGTACTTCAGGACCTAGTAACGGTCGCACGCATATACTTTGACCCACGCGACGACGAAACCCTTCTGAATGAAGATGCTGAATGGCTAGCGTTCTATGCTGGTTATGAAGTGGCATTACGTGCCGAAGAATCCGGTATGACAGAAGGCGTAGCCGTGGCTCCCCAAGACCCAACCTTAGATGGAACGTCAGCACAACCCACTCAGCTCCCTACACAAACAGACGATGCCATCAGGAAGAGCCCCTGGATTCTGCGACTAGAGCTGAACCGCGAAAAGATGTTTAGCAAAAATATTACAATGGACGACATTGCGTTTGTCCTAAATCAAAAGTTTGATACTGAGGTATCCAGCTTATACAGCGACTACAACGCCCCGCGTCTAGTCTTCCGTCTACGCCTTAAAACGGATGACCCAGACCCGCTAAATAGTCTAAATCAGCTAAAGATGCTACAAAATAAAATATTGCTAGGCACAATTGTCCGTGGCATTCCAGGCTTGAAATCCGTTTCATTCAACAAGACAAACGATATGTACGAAGTTGTTGACGGTAAATACCAAGCCGTTGACCAGTTTGTGCTGGACACGGACGGGTCAAATATGCTAGATACAATGTGCCACCCGGACGTGGATCCAACCCGTTGTTACTCAAACAACGTACACGATATGTTTGAAAACTTTGGTATTGAAGCCACACGTGCAATCCTGTTTAAGGAGGTTAGTGCACTATTTGAAGAGACGTATGTAAACTACCGCCACTTGTGTCTCTTATGCGAAGTTATGGCGTCCCGCGGTCGCCTAATGTCTGTAGATAGATACGGTATTAATAAAAACAACATTGGGCCCTTAGCAAAAGCCTCTTTTGAACAGACAGAGGATATTATGTTGCGCGCGGCCTTATATGGCGAACTAGACCCTGTGACGGGTGTATCCGCAAATATCATGACAGGTCAGCCAATTCGCGGTGGCACATCGTTCAGTCAGCTATTACTGGACGAAGAGGCCTTGCTAAAATACGTCAATGAGGCACCAGATGATAAGCGATTCCAGCCCTCAGACGAAGCCTTGCGTACAGAGGAGGAGATTGACGCTACTATTTACAAGTCTGAAGGCGGATATTGTTCTTCAAGCAATCTTCATCTGGATGCCCCACTACCGCGTATTAATGAAGATGTTGAAGCAGAAGATATGCCCGACCTGAACGTGGTTGAGCTTGTTGATGAATAAACATAATAAATAAATATCAGATAGTTTATAAAACAGTTTATAAAACAGTTTATAATTATTTTTAACATAAATAATTATAAAAATTGAAAAACTAGCCTAAACTATAAATTGAATAAACCACAAATAAAATGGCAGCACAAAATGTGAAATACACGCCCCAGGATTCTAAGTTTCCGAACGAATATAGCCTTCGCGTTGGTGCCTTCAATATAGGTAAGGCTCATAATATTCAAATCTTTTCTTCTGAAGAAGCTACACTTATTAAGGCTCATCCTATATGTATACCTATTACTTCGTCGGTTTGGCGAAATATCCGATCAGAAACAGGTCTAACTCAGCCCGTGTATGATAGTACAATCAAGACCAACCCAGAGCTTTTGAAAAAGCTTCTTCCTAAAAAAAACAGCGAAACCCTAAATGACTTTGAAGTCCTTATGCTATTTCTAAACAGCCTTTCTACAGATATGAAGGCATGCGTTCGTAATAAGACCACGGGAATGTATTATCTCATTACGGCAACAAACGTTACTCCTAACGATAAGCACACTGTGTCGATTCAGGACGGGTGGTGTGTTTATACTTCTCATATGGTAGCTCCTATTTCCTTCTACTACGCTTTTCAAGAAGCGATTCTTTCACAACATTAACCTTCCAGTGTCCCTTGTCCCCTACGTAACAATACTTCAGGATAATCACTTTTTCGTCGGGGATTTAACATGACAAGATTAGGCCATTTTTCTAACATATATTCTACTGCTTTTTTTTGATTTTCAAGTCGCTTTGGATCTGTCTGCATACCACCAGGCTCTTTATAATATGCTGTTTTCGGCGATACATAGTTTATTCTAACAACCGCCTTATCTCTTTCCCAACACATCATTGTGCGAATATAATCTTCCTTTTCGCTCATCGGTAGCTTTATGCCTTTTGTATCTTTGGTTGCTGTCGGGTTTATAATTCCCCAGAAGCTTCCAATAATAAACTTCAAATCAGACGTCACGGTGGGCTTCATAAAAAATCCATTAGGTACCGGATACACGCCCCAAAGGCAGGCTCCGGCCTTTTCGGCCTCTTTAAAGCCCAAATCAATAATATTATTAAGATTTCCAAGTTTGCTTATTTTACCATCCTCCGTGCGTTCTACAAATCCGGTAACGTCATCGTCCATCATAACGATTTTTTCCCCCTTTTTTGCCACATTATCAAGTATAAAGTTACGTACGGGTGCTAGCCCAGGAACGCCTTTTACAATTGTATAATCTGGTAAAACGGATTTATATAGTTTTTTCTCTACTATGAAGCTATCTCTATAAGACTATTACTTCGACAGTAAAAATGAAAATTGCTATTGCTGGTACCGGATACGTTGGTTTATCAATCGGAGTTCTAATTTCTCAGAACCATGAGGTAGTAGCGATAGATATTATTCCTCAGAGGGTCGAAAGGATAAACCTTAAGTTATCTCCCATAGAAGATAAAGAACTTGAGGAATATCTTAAATATAGACCATTAAATTTTCGGGCAACCATAAATAAAAAGGAAGCCTATGAAGGAGCAGACTTTGTAGTAATTGCTACACCAACTGATTACGATACAAAAACTAACAGTTTTGATACTAAGTCTATTGAGACAGTAATTAGAGATGTCATGGAGATTAATCCTCATGCCACCATGGTCATTAAATCGACCATACCCGTCGGATACACTCTCCAAACGAGTAAAGGATTTGGGACTCAGAACCTTATTTTTTCGCCAGAATTTTTGAGAGAAGGAAGCGCACTAT